GAGGCGCGGAACGTGACGGTCAGGCCCATCGGCACGGCGGAGGGGTTGACAACGTTGCTGATAAGAGAGTTGACCTTGCGAGTGACCTCAAACGGCTCGATGATTTCGAGCGGCCATTCAATCAATCCCTCCCACACAGCAAGCTCAGTCAGGTTATCGGTCAGAGCATAAAATTTCGGGTCGGGACAAATCAACGATATTGTAATCGTCCGCACCAGCCCGGATTCTTCGGGTTCAACGCTCTCCACGTAATACCGGGTTTTCCGTGCTATATTTCCACTGTAGTAATATAATATCCCAACACTGCGGGGTTGGAAAAATGAGTACAAGTGGTCTTTCATATCGTCCATACGCCGCTTCGGCACGTCCAGCACCATCACGATATTTCTTTTCGATGCCGTCGCGCCGGTGTAATTTTCGCCGTCCTGCCCGGAGTTTTTCGACGTTGTGACTTCATAGTCCGCGCCAAGGCCGGAGACGGACTCAATCCACATCTTTGGCGTACGGGAAAAAGTCATCTTCTCACCGAGATAATTCTCACAAACAATTTTAATCAACGGCGATTCCTCCTCGAAATCAATGCCAGCCTCTGCGCGTTTTGCCGATTTACCCGGTTGACGTCGGCCGGAGTTGGGGCGGCCGGGCTATTATAATTGGCCGTGTAGTTGATGGTCGGACCCACCGCGGGGGCGGCCGCGTAGGCAGGTTGAGTAAATCCGCCCATAGACGCCGTAAGCACCCGCGCCAAATCTTTAATCCATCCGGTATTGCGCTCCAGCGGGAGGACCGCTTCTTTGCCATGTTCGCCGAGCATCGCAAGCGTCGCTTTATCAATGACGCCGCCTCTTGCCAGCAGCGGGATTTCACCGATGTTGATGCCAAAACTTTCTCCGCCGATGCCAGGCACCCAGTCCGGGGTATCGAAGTGGATTTCGTTAAGACCGCGAATCAACCAGTTCATGCCCTCAATAATGGCATTGATGGCGCCACGGAAACCGGAGGAAATGCCGTCCCAAATTTCCCAGAACCAATCGGCCGCACCGCCCCAGGCGCCCTTTATCGCGCCCCAGGCATTGCTAAACGCATCGGAAATCATGTTCGGCTTAAATGTACCCTTAATGCCGTCCCAAATTCCCTGGAACCAGCCCGTAGCACCGTCCCAAATATTCTTGATTCCAGTCCATGCCGCGCCGAAGGTGCTGGAAAACCAGCCGCCCACAACGCTGAAAATGCGGGTTATGCCGTTCCAGACGCCAGAGAAAAATCCTGTCGCCGCAGACCAAATAGACTGAACCCCGGACCATGCCGCGCCAAACACGCTCGCGAACCATGAGCCAACCGTCGAAAACACGGATTGAATCCCCTGCCACACGCCAGAAAAAAATCCTGCCGCCGTGCCCCAGACGGTTTGGATAACACTCCATGCTGCCGTAAAAAATCCAGCAATTGCCGTCCCGACCGTTTGAAAGAATCCGACGATGGCTGTCCAGACAGAAATTACCGCATTTCGGAAGCCTTCATTTGTATTCCAAAGATATATGATTGCCGCTACCACCGCGGTAATGGCAGCAATGACAAGGATGAATGGGTTTGCGGCGACCAAGGAAAACAGCTTGGCAATTCCTCCGCCTAAAAGTTTTATCCCTCCTATGAGTTTAGAGACTCCTACCGCAATCGTCCCGATCCCCGTCGTGGCCTTGCCAATCAGGATCAGCAGCGGACCGATGACAGCCGTGATGCCTAAAATTGTAAGGATAATCTGCTGCTGCTGCGGATTCAACGCGGCGAATTTGTCAGCAAGGGCCTTAATAAAGCCGGTCAGTTTTTGTATCATCGGCAGCAGCATCGTGCCAATCGAGATGGCAGCAGTTTCCAGAGAGCCTTTCATTTCCTCCAGCGCCTTTTCGGTCGGGCCCATCTGCGAATTTGCAAGCCGCGAAGCCGCAGTCTGGTCGTTGGTTGCCTTGGTATATTTCGATAATCCTATGGACCCTTCGCCCATCAGCACCGTTGCCGCGCGGGTAGCATCAGACCCGAAAATCGTAGTCAATGCCTGCTGCTTCTGCTGGTCGGATAGCCCGCCAAGATGCGTTTTTAATTCATCCGCGATGCCACCCGCATCTTTCATATGGCCATTGGAATCCCACACATTGATTCCGAGGGATTTCATTTCCTTCGCGGCGGCATTCGTCGGCGCGCCGAGCCTTTGCAGCATCGTTTTAAGCGATGTACCGGCATCGGACCCGGCAATCCCGGCATCCGCAAAAGCGCCCAGCACTGCCGTCGTATCCTGTATGCTCCAGCCGGCAGTATGTGCCTGTGCGGCACACTGCGACAGGGCATCCGCAAGCGGACCAACGTCCGTGGATGATGCCGCCGCCGCGCCTGCCAGAGCGTTGACAGCCTGCGCGGAATCGTTCGCGGAAAGCCCGAATCCACCCATCGCCTGTACAACAGTATTTGCCGCATCTCCGAGGTCCATCTCGGACGACGCCGCAAGGTCCATTGTCGCCTTTAAGGCACCGCCCTTGATGTCCGCCTCCGTCAAGCCGCCTTTGGCAAGCTCCGTCATGGCATTGCCGGCCTCGGTAGCGGAAAACTGCGTTTTTGCGCCCATATCCATCGCAAGGTCACGGAGACTGCCCATTTTGTCCATAGGGACGTTTAGCGCGCCGGCGGTCTGCGACATAGATGTCTCAAAATCAGACGCTGTCTTTACTGCCACGCCGCCAACCGCTCCAATTGCTGCAGTAGCGGGGAGCATTTTTTGACCCGCATCGGAAATCTTTTCCCCGGCGCCCTTTGCTTTTTCTCCAAACGTGCCAAGTACATTACCCACTGTTGTGGATTCTTTTTTCAGCCCTTTGATTTTTTCCTGTGTGGAAATAAGTTCGCGCTGATAAGACTGGTATTGCTCCGTAGAGATTTTGCCTTCGGACAGCTGCTTTTTCAAATCGCTGTCAGCAGCTTTGAGCGTACTTTCCTTCTCTTGGAGAGCTTGAAGCTCTTTTTTTGCTGCATCTGCCTTTTGCCCCAGCAATTCGACATTGGTCGGGTCAAGTTTAAGCAAGCGGTTTACATCCTTGAGTTGTGAGCCAGTCTCCCGAATCGTCCCGTTGACGCCCTTCAGCGCGGCGGAGAGCGGGCCGGTGTCGCCGCCAATCTCAACCGTAATTCCTTTGATACGACCACCTGAAGCCATAAAATCACCACCTATCAAAATCGGCTTGCGTCGCAAGCTTCGGATACTTATACTCGTCGTTTTTCTGCTCGGCCAGCATATCCAGCACCATCCCCACAGTCAGCAGGTCAAGGTCCGATATGCTCAATCCGAGTTCCACGCAGCGTAACAAAAAGAGCGGGGTGTTTACTTCCCGCTCTGTGGGCCGCTCTTTTTTTTTGGGATGCTGGTAGTTTGCATATTCAGCCCCCAGAGCTCAAGGATTTCTGGGAGAATTTCCGTAATCGAAAACATGGCGAATTGTTCCAGCCACTTATCCGGGTCCGACGGAACGTTGTCCGGGTCGGCGTGTTTTGCAAGCAAAAAGGCCACATTCTCAAACATTTCAAGGTCAAAAGCGCTAAGCTGCTCTCCCTCGGTTTTTGCCTTTTCCATCCGCGAGCCCAAATCTCCGAGGTCCTTAAAAATATCCCGCTTGAATTTAATACGATACAGGCGCGGGATGGAGGCGTCAGCCTTCATCTTAACCTGTACGTCATTTCCATCGGTGCCTTTTACTGTGATAGTTTTCAGCATGTCGCTCATCCTTTCCAATTTTGGGCATAAGAAAAGCACCCTCCGGGGAGGATGCTCGCTATGAATTTTCGTTTTTATTTTGCCAACAGCTTTTCAATGCCGGCGTTGATGCGGCTCAGCTGATTGATGATGATCCAGTTTTGTTCCACCAGCGCCGATAGGTAGGTTACCTTTGCCTGGTCCGGCACGCTCGAAAAGCTCAGCGCCATCCCGGCTTTCAAAAATCCGTTCCCAGCGAGATCCGTCGCAATCTGTTTTACGGTATCGAGGTCCTGAGGCTGGAGCTCATCCAAGTGATATTTTGCCTGGAATTTCTGCATCTGCTCCGCTTGCTTTTCTTCTTTTGATTTTCCACCGAACATATTCATTCCACCTTTCAATAGGATGCCTGCTGTTTTTTTATTTTATTTTGCGAGAACCTTTTACTTTTCCGATTCAAATTCCGCTTTTGTCAAAGCTCCGGAACCTTTTTATCAAACATGGTTCACGCACTCCCTTCGTTTACCAAAATTATACTCCCGCGGAGGGAGCGCGTCAACTCTGTTTACGGCGTTGCCGCCGCACCCGGCAGATGTACCGCGTCATACCATCCCTGATATACCGTCGAGGTGGTATCCGCCGTAGTTTTGCCCTTGACGA